TATATCTTTTAAAACTTCAAATGTTGATTTTATAGCTGATGCTTGAACTGTAGCTAATTTCATTACATAACAGAGTAATCATTTCTTTAATTATTGTTTAGTATGTGAATTATAGGCTTCGTTTACACTACGATTTATTTTTTCTTCTAATTCCGGTGTCATTGAAGGTTGTAGAGACATACCATAATTATCTAATCCAAACATTTGTTTATTATTTTCAGGTTCTTCTAAACTAGTCATATCACAACTACCAAAACCACACATTTCTATTTCCTGTACTGGTAAAATAGATTCGAGCCAGTTTTTAATTTCGTTTCCCACTAAAAGTTTCCCATTTTTAGTTAATAATGTCGGTACACGTGTTATTTTATTTTTAAATTGGGGGGGTATACCCAATTTGTTGATGTTATGGTATGAAACTATATTTTTTAAAGTTTCATTTTTTGATATATAATCAATTATATCCAAACTATGATTACATTGTGGACTAAATATTAAAAGGGACATATTAAATTAATTTGATAAAAAAATAACGTATTAAAATCACAATTTTAATAAAATAAAAATAAAAATTAATAATATATGAATAAAATCATTTTCATTATAGTGATTATCCTGATACTTATATACAGTTCCAGGGTAGAAACGTACTTTGGTGGGTATAAAAAAGCGAGTGAAGTAGTTTTACCAGAAACGGGTATAGATTTATCGAAATATAGAGAAAATGACAGTTTAATGTCATTATCAAACGATCTCATGCAAGAAATAATTTTACAAACAAATAAAGAAATTTATAAAAAGACTAAACTCTGTACTTATATAATTGAAACTGTAAAAGTTAAATCTTATATTCATAAAGAAAATTTAACACCAGTTTATAGGTTCATGTTTATAGCAGTTAAATATGGTGGGTTTCCATTTGGTTTTGCTGTTTCTGCAGATATTCGTGTATTGAATGAAGGTTCCCGTATAGAACTTAGAGAAATAGAAGATCAGAAGTATATCGACAATGATTCAAAAAATCAATTTTCAGACAATCTTATAGATATAGCCGAAGAATATATTGAAGATAAAATACAAAATGAAAAAAAATTGAATGAAATTGAAAAGATACGTTTAAAAAGGGATATGAAAAAATTAGAAAATTTAAAAACGGCTAAGCGTGTTAAAATAGTAGATAAACCAAGTGTTGCTGTATTATCATTGAGTACACAACCATTACATGTTATACCACCTTCTGATGATAAAATAAGTGTATTTACTAACCCATCGTTAACAGAAGAGTTTGTAGATTATACCGGTGTTAGACAAGCTGAACTTGATATGATAAAAATTAACAGATTTGTTGATAAAAAGATTTTGGATTCACAAACCATGTACGGTGATAAAACATGAGACCTTTATATTTTATAATAATCAAATCAATTTGAGTAATAATTGAAAAATAATAATTTTTCTTTATTGTAATGATCAGTATAGATGAAATATCGCGTTTAGCTGAAAAACGTAATAGACTGAAGAAAGAAACCTATACGAAATTATACGAACAAATTTCTAAGAAAATACGTCAATCTGTTGAAATGGGTCAAAAATATCTCTTTGTACAAATTCCTTCTTTTGTCATGGGATACCCTCATTTTGACAGGACAAAGGCTACTCAATATTTAATAAGACAATTGAACATTGGTGGGTTTACTGTACAGGTAATTGGTGAATTTGAATTGTGTATATCATGGAGACCTAAAAAGATAAAAAGTGAAAAATTGAAAGAAGAAGAGAATAATGATACTTTAGAAGATTTCCCAACGCTAATAAACCTAAAAAAGACTGCAAATAAATACAGGACAGCGCGGTAAACCGTATATAAAAAAATTCCCCTTTATCATAAATGGATAACCTCAATATACTCGTAGAAGCTAAAAGAGAATATTTGGGTCAACTTTGTTTACTTATGTGTCCGGTTATGATTGAGACTTTTGAAGAGATGTATGAAGAAGCGTATAAATTATCTAAGGGGAGAAAGGTACTTATTATGTATCAAAAACTTTTAAAGGAAGTTCCAAATTGGAGCGACGCCATGTCCAAACAACATACCGATAATATCGCTAATAGATGTGCGTGGTTTAATGATCTTCTCGCTGCAGTATTTGTTAGTTGTGTTAAAATTTTATCAGCTGTTCGTTTGAGTAAAGATAACAAGAAAATATCACTTAAACTCCCAACGAACGAAGTTTTTATTCAAATGTGTCATAATAAAGTTGCCGAGTCTTTATACAATGATCCTTATATTTATCACGATAGTCAAAATGAACATTCGAGAAATGATAAATTGTTTGAACGTTTTTCTACATGCGTAGAAAATGCTGTCAAAGAACTCATACCTGTTCAACAAATATTACAAACTTATATGTCTCAAACACAAGAAGGTCAAGATTTGGACTTAAATGAAACTGAAATCGGTGATTCCGAAGATCCAGAAATTCTTGAAGGTTCACATGAAGAAACTACAGAAGAACCATTTAATTCAGAAACTAATCAAGAATCTATGGGTGGAATACCTGAAGAAGAACCAATGGGAATGCCTCAAGAAGAACCAATGGGAATGCCTCAAGAAGAAACAATGGAAATGCCTCGAGAAGAACTACAAATTCCACAACAATCATTCGTTGATAATGAATTTAAAACTATAAACACGGGTGTAAGACAACAACAAAATATTCAACAGGAAGACGATGGTGTTTTGTTTCCAGATGCACCCGATTCTCATAGAAAAAAACCTCAATTATATTAAATGGAGTTCGAAGATTATTTAAGAGATCCAGCATGGGCAGGTATAATTGCGGGTTTCATTACAGCAGGATACGTGCATTTCAAGGCAAAACTTAACAACGAAGGTAAACTTCAATTGAGTTCTTATACAAAACCAGCAGCACTTGTTGCAATTTTAGTTTTTTTTATAGTTACAAACGGATTAGGTAAGAAAGAAAGTATATCTACTGAACCATTTTAAAATTCTTTACTTAAAGATAGTACACACATACTATATATAAAAAATGGCTTCCGTGACCGCTTTCAATGAAATGATGGGTCAATTTCTTATGGAACTTCATAGAACTTTTCCAGAAGAAAAAGGTTTAAAAAAATGCATGTCAGCTTTTGATTTAATGAAAGAAACGAATCCAAGATTAGTAGTTGATGGATTTATGACAAATGTTTCTCCTTACGCGGATAAATTATCATCAAGGGATGAAGAATTTTTTCTTAAAGAATCTGAAAATTTTGATTTTTTATCGAATGTCAAACTTTCTGAACACTGGTCAACATGTTCAGAGAGTACGAAAGATGCTATATGGCAATATTGTCAAACGTTGTACATGTTAGGTACAACTATCAAAACTATACCACCAGATACATTAAAAATGATTGAATCTGTTGCAAAACAATGTGCAGATCAAATTGGTGGTGAAGGTGGTGAAGGTGGTGAATTGGACGAAGCGGCATTGATGAAAACTATGCAGGGTATGTTGGGTGGTATGTTGGGTGGTGCAAAAAAATAAACTCATGTTATATAAATGACATCTTGGTTCGACGATCCAAAACAACTCATTCGATCAGATAAAATATTAGAATTTTGGCCATCAACTAAACACACACCAGAAGAACGTATTAATTCCGCATCTCGATTTATAATTTATGCGACTTGTATTGTATATCTTATTAGACGTGACGTACGTATATTTGTTATAGGAGGAACTGCATTGGGTGTTCTATACATAATGGAAAAATCAGATATGGTAAAAAATGCTTTAGCTAGACCTACGGAAGGACAATTGGGTTCTTCAGGAGCGTGTCAATTACCAACAGAAGATAATCCAATGGGAAATGTACTCATGAGTGATTTTTCGGATAGACCAAATAGACCAAGCGCCTGTTATTATCCAACTGTAAAGACACACGTTAATAATAAAGTAACAAACGGTGTTAAATATGGTCCATCGCGTTCGAGATCTTCCATGCCAGAATATCAAAGAAATGCGTTTTCGAGACAATTTGTCACAATGCCAGATACAAGTTTAGGCGGTGACCCACATTATGCTTTTATACACGGTAAAAAAGGTGAATTAACGTGTAGACAAGACCCACGCTTATGTGATCCTAATGCGAGAGGTGTTCAACTCGAAGCGTTTGCGGGATTAGATCCAAATGATGATAAGAGAAGTGGTATGCACAGGGGTTCGGGTTTTGCAGTTGGACATTCGGCATAATTATTTAAAAAATAAACATACACCTGATACTCGATTTTTGTAAACAAAATGTTTATATAATATAAAATGGCGTATCAGCTTCAACCAGGAATGAAAATTGTTACAGATAAAGCGGTCCCACCAGTCTGTGCGACCGAAGAAGTGTTTGTATATCCTCAGCCCAGTACTCTTAATTATGGTTCTTCGAGACCAAATACCATGCTTTATGGAACAGCTCCATTCAAGGCAGGTAAGGGAGCACCAGCACAATATATAGAAACGAGTGATTTACTTAGACCACAATCTACATCTCAATTTAACAAATTATTAGTTAAAACACATGAAAAATACTTACACCCATTACAAAATGTTGAATGTAAAGTTCCACTCAGAACCCGAACATACGAACCTTCGAGTAGTAGAGCCGATGTTCAAAATGGTTTATTTCAGCAAAGATATCTTAATAAAAATGTTAGCAAGAATTAAGAATGGCTGACCCTATATCCATATTAGCTATAGCAGCACTAGTTTATACAGGTCGTAAATTAAGTAAATCTGACGAAGAAAAATATTCAATTGATGGCAAATCTATAGAAGATGAATCAAGAATTATATCCGAATCTGATCGTGATATAACAATTGATTCGTCTTATCTTGGTCCACTTTCGCCACTTGTTGAACCAACTTATCAAAATAAACAGGAAGTATCTTCATTTGGAGATATTTCCCAACAAACGAGATCTTCTGGAGGTGAAGTTTTAGATATGCGAAGTAGAATGATGTATGATGGTGGTCTGATGAATAATCTTTCACCAGTTGAAAAACAACTCGTTGGTCCAGGTCTTGGTGTTGATCCAAGTGTACCAGCAGTTGGTGGACACCAACAACTTTTCAGAATAAATCCAGAAAATGTTGGTGCGTATAGGTTAACAACTCTTCCAGGACGATCTGGACCAGCCTTTGATTCAAAGGGTGGTAGAAGAGGTGTTGCTGGTGAACTTGGAAATAATAGACCAGAAAAGACGGCATTTCTCCCAGATCGTCTTCCACCATCGACGGGACGCGCCCAGGGTATGTCAGGTAGAACACCACGAAGTGAACATGAAAGAACAAAACGCACTACAAATAGATCGGAAACTGGTATGCGAACCGACACACTCGGTACAGCAGCACCAAAGAGATTTACTTCCGCTCTTACTCGCGCACAAGAACCAACACGTAATAAGAAAGATGGTAATATTGAAGCGTATTCGTATCAAAATGCTCCAGGTCCAAACATTAACAAGTTTGTTCACGGGTATATGAGTTCACCAGCAAATAAAATTGGGGAAAAGCGAACGTATGGGGATTCTCATACAGTCGCTGAATTAATGAAATTTGGGTTTAGACCTTCAGAAAGAAGAGGTAAGGCGGGTAGAGCAGCAGGACCAGGTAGAATGAATGTTCGGGCAGATGCTCTAAACCAAGGTGGTATGGTTACATCTGTTAGATCAGATACATCTCGAACAGATGGAAGGATTAATTCAGCAAATGGCGCATGGACACAGAATTATAGAAATAACGATTATAATCAATTTAATGCATACAAGGGTATGCCTAATCCAAATGTTTCTAATAATGGTTTGGATATAGCTAAAAACCAATTATATAATAATCCATTGACACATAGTCTTTCGTAAATAATAAATGTAAATAAAAACACTCATTAAAA